TCAGATAGATAATACTTAACAAGATGGCGAACAAGCCCAGCCGCTAGGCCACCTAGCGTAGCTATCCCCAATAACAACGCTACATACGACTGGGCCTGAGACATTACTTAGCGCCTAAGCCAAACTGTTTTTCTTTAGGGTCAATGCCCTTAAGAATAGGGGCTATGAGGCTTGCAACAAGGGCGTTAGCCAATACTTTAGGGTCAGTAATACCTGACATATAGAGCGCGGCTACGCTAGCTAGTGCGGCACGCCCATAGGAGTACAGGGCAGCCGTAATTGTTTTTTTGTTCATTGGTTAGCTCTTTTCTGCCCTTAGTTGATTTGTTTGAGTACGCACACCGTGTTAGTGCCCGATGCGGTAACGCCGTAAAGGCCCTCATTATCGCCTACTGGTAACTCCATTTTATCGCCATTATCTAACTTATAACCGTTTGTAGTAGAGACGTTAGCAGCTCCAATATAAACCACACCGCCGCCTGAGTTATGTAGCCATACGGTTTGGTCAAAGCCTGTTGCTGCTACCAATACTGTAGCTGTAGTGTTTACACTTACCTGTGCGCTAGTTGGCATTTTCTAATCCTAACTTTGTAATTAACGCCCTGACTTTTTCAGGGCTTAGTGCTATCTCAAAGTGCATCTCGTCTTTACGATTCTTGTAATCTCCGCCCCAGGTCAAACCATATTTTTTAGCTAGGGCACGAATCATAGGTACCTTGTTGGCCTCAAAAGTGCCTATTTTGCCTAAAGGATGCTTAGAGGCGTTGAGGTCTATGGCCGTACCGCTACTGTGGTTACTTAACTTGTCAGTAGTGCCCCGCACCATACGGTAGCAATAGCCCCAATCATCGGTCCCAACATCTAACGGCTCTATTAGCTCGTTAAACTCCTTAGCAAACCCAATTAACAACGGTGCTACCTTTTCGGCGCACCTAAGCTTGATATGACTCGACTCAACTTTATAGGATTTAATGCCTATTTCAGCTGCATTTTTAGAAGCAGGCCACCCGTTATAGCTAGTCTGCATTTAACTTAGTAATAGCTTTGCTTCATCGGCAGTAATCCCTAATTTAGCTAGTAATGCCGCTTTATCGTTTGCCTCTTTTGCAGCTTGTGCGATTTCATCAGCTTCAATTTTCTTAATAGCAGCATCAATTTCTGCCTGAGTAGGTGCATCGCCTTCTAATACATCCCACTTTATAGTTGAGTAATCTTCATTTTGATAAGAAAACTCTGAGTTTGGCTTTAATAATCTTATTGCTTTTACTAATTTGCTCATTATGCACCTATTTCTAAAAGAGTAATTGTGCTGGGTGTACCTGAGTATTGAAAAGTAATCGTTGCACTATCTGCCGTATCTTCAACACGCCCCTGCATTTTGTAAGTTGTTGCAGATGTAGTCGCAGGGCTATCTAAATAAGTTACTGCATTACTTGAGGCGTGAGATATTTGGGTGCCTGTACCTGAAGTACGCACATCCGGGAATAACCAAGAATAGCCACCATTATTATAATCAAGTATATTTGTTGCTCCACGATACAACACTAAACCACCAGCAGCTTTTACATTGTTACGTAAAACGCGAGAATTAACTGAGGCAATAACCATAATCTTAGATGTAGATAAAGTTGGTGTAATTGTTGCAGTAATAGTTGTGTCCGGTAAAGTTGTTGAAGATATTAAAGTAGATGTAGTTGTAGTTGCTGAGACTACTTGCAATACTTTACCGCCCCCGCCTGCAGTAGCCCATTTTAATCCTGTTGCAGTGGTACTATCCGCCTGTAGTACCTGGCCGTTTGTACCAACGCCTAAACGTGTGTCGCTTGTGCTGTAAGTGTATAAATCGCCTTTGGTTGTTAAAGGTGATACGGCCCCTACTTGTATGTAATCATAAAATATAGCTGCGCTTGCACTTGTAAAATAAAGTATTCCAGCATCGTATTGAGGTAATACCAAGCTACCAGCTGTGTTAACGGTGGCCGTACCAGCGGTAATAGTAGTCGCGCCTGCTCCTACGTTTTGTATAAATACGGTATCTCCTGCAGAAAATAATCCTGTATTTACTGTAATAGTAGTTGCGCCTGCGGCGTTCATAGCTACAGTAGTGCCGGCATCAGCAGCCACTAATACATAACTAGCCGTTTTTGTAGATGCTGCGCCACCACCCATAGCAGTATCTTGCAAAGACGTCATTTGCGCCGCCGTCAATACCTGGCCTGTGGTGAAGGTCTGTTTAGCCATTTACTTGCTCCTTAATAACTTAATACGCCGCTGTCGAGCAAACCGTATATGGATGAGTCTAATATAAAGGCATCTAAAATAGCCTCTAACGTAGTTAGTGTCGTTTTCCAACTGTTAGGCGTAATGCTCTGAGCTACGCCAAACACCTGCAAAGTCTTAGTAAGGGTTGAGCCCCCAGGTTGGTTAGTTGTAATAGTTACTGGGTCAAAATAATCAAGGTCTAGCGCTGCAATAATGCCCGCATTGTAATTATCGGTATAAAGGTCTAGCTGAATAGCATCGCATCGTATAGAGGTCTCAGCTCTAGATGCTACGTATGCTTGTGCATAGTCCAGGGCCACGGCATCGGTTTGCATTAGCAGGTTTTGTTGGTTGTAACTATGCACAAAGTACTTATCTATGCTGGCTTGGTTTATGGCCGTTTGGGCCGTGCCACCTGTACGGGTAATACTGGCAGAGTTATAAACTAGCGTATCGTCAAGGCGCCACACCGCGTTAACGTAACCAATAGCTGAGCCGTTATCGTTGAAAACCACAGGCGTACGGCCACTACTACCAGCCGTTACTGAACGGTCTTGGAAGACAAAAGAACCCGCTGCATCTACATACAAGGCGCCATACTCGCTAGTCTCCACGGTTTGCATAGCTGCAAGGCTTGTGCGGGCTGTGCCTGGGTCTGCCTGCATAGTGGTTAAACCTGCATCTACATCACGCATAGAGGCTGGCCAGTCAATAGCATCTAGTAGGTTATTTATTCTTGCGCCGCTAAGTTGACCCGCTGAGGTTCCAGCCACCGTACTAATTTGTGCGTTTTGCGCAAGTCTAAAAGCATCTACTGCTGTAATAGTGGTATAAACCACATCAAGGGCATTTTTAGGTGTGCTAGTCGTGTAGCTAGTAATAAAAGCCGACATTATGGAATATGTGACCGCGCCGTACGTAGCCGTTATTTGTACTTTACGCATAGGGGTTAATAAGTTGTAATAAGGACTGGCTGGGTTTTGTGGGTTAAAATCTCCATTTTGGTCAACTATACGCATAGTCAGCGTACCGGTTTGGAATTGGTCAGCTTGAGGATTACGCCCGCGCTTTGTCTCAATACTATCTACTACGTTTGATACGTCCACAATAACGCTAGCTGCATCGGCCAAAATATTGGTACCTAGTAGGCCGCTGTCTAAAATCATAGCCTGAGCAAAACTAGGCCCAGTACTAAAGTTAATAACGGCGTTAATTACAGGTAGGGTCATAATGCCCCAGCAAAATTGAGATTATTACCAAACCTATTATTTTCTTGTACGGCAGTTTGTACTACTTCAATTAAGCCGCTTGTCTTATCTATAACCTCAACAGTTACGACAGGACTATAGCCATATGTTGAACTACCCGCACCGCCTCCCATACTTGTAGTGTAACCGCCAAAATCTCCTAATTTCTTTTGGAACTCTATTAGGGATAAATATTGAGCGTAGTTTTCTTGCTCTTGTATTTGAGCCATAACATCGGCTAATACAGCTACCGCATCGGTTACCTCTAAAATGGCACTTATTGATTCCTTGCCTGTTAGCTTTTCTAATTTAGGTATTTTTAAGACTTCAGGTGTTTTTTTAACTTGAGTTACTGGGCCACCGCCGCCAGTTAAGCCAGATAATAAAAGCAACATTTCTTTAATTTTAGCCAAAGCTATATCTAAGTTAGCCTGGTCTATAAGAGATTTAGGCATCAAAGTATCCAAAATAGATTTAATACTTAGCATTGTGAAGTTTTGGCTCTGTAGAACGCTCAATACCTTTAAGTCAGCATTAAGTTTGGCCGTAGCTGCAATAATTGCCTGAGTATCTTTAGATGCTATTGCTTCTTCTAAAGCTAAAATATCCTGTTTAATCTTTAGGCGAGCAACGTCATTAGCAATAGCTAGTACTTGCGCCCCAGTTGTGGCTTTACCTAGCGCCTCAGCCTGGCCTATTAAAGCGGCATTGAGTTGGATTTTTTCTATGTCAAAAACATCTGCACCTTTATTTAATGCTAATTGGCCTGCAGCTGTAGCTTTGTCTAATTTAGCCTGGTCTTGTTTTGCTTTAAGGGTATCTTTAGCGCTTTTTGCCTGAGATTTAGCTAAAGCCGCTAGCTCTTTATTACGCTTAATAGCAGCTAACTCTGCTGCTTTTTGAGCTGCCAGGTTAGCCCGGCCTGTATCTTGGTTTGCTAAAGACATTGGCTGACTAAATGGTTGTGGGCCTTTAATCTCTTTGAGTAACTCAGCTGCACGTTGCGGGCTAAAGCGGCCCAATACGTTGCCAACCAAACCAAAAGCGCCTTTAACTATGCCTGCACCTGGGATGCTTGCTATCTGTTCTTTAAGGTAAACAACGCTATCAATAAAATTAGATAAAGACTTAGCCGCGTTTTCTATATCTGTGCCTACATTGGCTATGCCATCACTACCCGTTAGTGAGTCAATAGCTCCTAATAAACTTGTGCCAATAATCTCTGAGGCATTAGATGATGCAGCTGCAAGTAAAGACATTTGCCCTGCGTAAGTATCAATGGCTGCCTTACCTGAGCCAGCAAAACGCTCATTCAGTAATGCCATAACCTCGTCAAACGACATAGCTTTAATCTCGGCTTGTGTAAGTCCTAAATTAAGTTGTTTTAATCCTTTTGTATTGCCTACATATGCCTGGCTTAATAGGTCAACAGCGGAGGCATAGTCTAAAGATGAGCCACTAGATACATCAAAAGCAAGAGCCATAAGCTTTTCAGTTTTGGCTACTGAGCCTGTAACTCCAGCTAACTTAGCAAAAGCCGGGCGTAACTGGTCATCTAATACGCCAGTTTGGCTCTGCATCTTAGATATAAAACCCTCTACATCAACAGTTGCATAAGCTAAGCCAACATTTTTAAGGCTATTAGCTAATAATTTTTGGGCTTTAATATCTTCACTAGCTGCTTTTACGGATGCCTTGCCATAGGCCAAAACAGCCGCGGCGCTAAGGCTTACGCCTAAGGTACGGCCTAAAGTTTTAACGCTACCTGTAAGTTTTTTAGTAGCTTTGTCAGCATCAAGAAAAGCCTTTTTACCTAAAAATTGACTGGCTATATTTACAACTAAATCGGTAGCCATTAGGCAGCTCTCCTTGTATTCTCATAAAACATTTTTGAGGCATTTTCTAGGGCTTTAATAACTGCAGCATTAGCGCGACCGTTATCCTCTGCCCAGGCTCTAAAGATTAAGCGGCCAGTAAGTTTGCGCCCTGGGCTACCTACTAAACCTTTAGGGCGTGCATTGACTAGCTGGCCTGTACTGTTAATGTTATCTATAAACTGTTTACCTGCGTTAGGGTTAAGTGAGTTGTTATAGCCCTTGCGCTGAGTACTTTTACTATGTGCAAAATAGTTAAGTTGAAAATCTCCAGGCCCATTTCCACCTGTACGATAAACAAAGTTTTTCTGTGAAAAGTTAGGTTGACCTTGTGCATTTTTACGTCCAGCTGTTTCATAAATAGCAGCGGCAGCATTTTTATTAAGAATACGAGCTAAAGCTACAAACCCGTTTTTATTAGGTTTAGACGGTGAAGTGGAATAGGTAATACCGGCTTTAGCTGCAACCGAGTTAAACTTAGGAAATGGGCGGTAAGCCAGGTTTTCTTCACCTGAAAGGTTTTTTGACCAGCCCGACAATACCTGCCCGTCATTAGGTACATATCCTCTAGCTACTGAAGTAACAGTTTTTAATGCAGCCGCCATCTGTGACTGAGTTTCTTTAGATAGGTCAGGTGCAAAACGCTTAAGGGCTACGCGGAGCTGTACGGCCCCTTCTAGCTCTGTTGGCATTTTGTTGCTCCTTAGCTCTATCGTGTAAAACCTTTAACATATTCTTAAACATATCTGCATCAAGGTCTAGTAAATACTGGGGCGCGATACCCGTCTCTACGGCTAGCTGTGCAACCAGGTAACCAAAACTACCGCGCCCCACTATTGCGAAGGGTCATCGTCCAATACTTCAACCTTAGCTAAGGTATCTAAAAACTCTGCTCCAAACATTGGCACCGTTTGCCCGCTTGTGCGTAAACACTCCCAGGCCAACCAGTAGACATCCGTTTGGCGCTCTAAATCTCTAAAAACCTTGTGAAATCCTGCCTTAGCGTACAACTCAAAGGCCCACTCGATTTTTGGCGTTATCGAATGCTCCGATACTGTGCCGTCAGCCCTTGTAATCTTGAGTTTTGCCATTGTGTTAGCCCCTTTTCTTTTTTGTTATGGTGCGGTTGTAATTACGATTGGTGAGTTACAAGTAAATGTAATGCTCTGAGTAGCAACATCTGCTACAGCGCCGTTAATGTCTGTAGTGTTATTTACCAAAACAGTAGTGCTGTAAAGCGGATTAGTTGCAGATACTGCAGCGCTTGTTTGCTTAAGTGTTAGCGGTACTGTTGTACCCCAGGCAGCTTGCAAGGTAGCGTTTACGTTTGCTGCAGCTGTATCGCTCAAAAAGTCTAGAGTGATAGTGCTAGCTTCAAGACCTTTAACAAACTTATGAGCTGTATCGCCCATAGCTGTTACCTCTAGCTCGTCAAAACTACGGTTAATAGTTGCGCTTGTTACGTGGTCAGATAGGACTACTGAGTTAAGAGTAGCCACTACGGTATTGGATAGATAAATTGCCATTGGGCTATTCTCCTATTTTCTCGGTAGGTGTGTCTTTTGTCTTTGTTTCTTTAACCTCTACTGGCAACTCTTGGCCAATTTTGATTAAAAATGCTTTTTCTTCCTCGGTAAGTGCCATTATGTCTCCTATGTCCAGCTGCTAAGTATAGATAATTGTAAATCTGCCGTTAATAAATCACCGCTGGCAACACTTAAAACGCTAGGTGCAGATACAGCAGTAACATTAAATACGATTGAGCTAGCAGCTAGTTTATTAAACACGGCTACTATGGTGTCCTCAATGCCTTGTAAATTGCCCTCATTAGAAAACATTGGCACCGTCATAATTACCTTTAGGTTTACCATAGGTGAAATGCCGGCATAAGAATTATTGCTAGGGCTTATGTATGGGTCAGCCGGCGCAACTACAACGCTATTAGCCAGGATTGTGCTAGGCGGATAAGCAAAAGTACTCCAAACCCCAACATTAGCTAGGGCTGCAGCTACCGTGCTACGTAAAGTAGTTATGGCCGCTGTCATTAGCCAACCATCGCATTAGGGCTAAGGTATGGCGCTAGCAAACCGCGTATAGATGCCATTAAAGTATTGCTCATCTTAAACGGGCTAGGGCTGTATCCATCTACGCTAGTGCCGCCGTTTTGTGTGCTAAAGCGAGATGTCCATATATTCTCGGCTAGCATTAAAGCTGCGGCGTTAATAGCTGGAGTATTGGCATAGGTAACAGTCTTTGTATCGTCACCTGTCATAGTGCCATATGGCAATACGCGCCTAAAGTTTTGGTCAGCTGCAGTTTTGGCATATTGGATAAAACTGTAGCCCTGGGGGAATTGCCAATAGTTAAGCTGCATATTAAATGCTGGCAAAATATTGGCGGTGCCTGTAGAAAAGGGGATAGTGCCTGTAATTGTATAAGTGCCGTTAAAAGTTGAACCTGCCCCGGCAACTGTAACGGATTGGCCTGTAGTAAAAATGCCTGGGTTAGCCACCATTACCGTAGCAACATTATTTACTAACGCAGTACCTACTACTGGCGCGTTATCAAACCACAAAAAGCCGTTTATTAAATCTTGTGCGGCTTGGCACGTATCCTCTATCCAAGTGTAAGAATCATAAAGAGTACCAACGCCTAAAGATGCCTTTAAGGTTGCAGCGGTTACATATGTAGCAGCCATTTTTATACTCCTTACTTACTTAGGTTTGGTAAGCCTCAAAGGGCTAAGAGGCCTACCAAACTATTAGTGGGTTATCCTCAGGTTAAATTGTAACGAACGAGACCCTTTGGCATTTTCACAATCGTTGCCATAAATCCATAAATTGCCACCTGGATTTGTAGGTTAGATACAACGTTAACTGACATATAAGCCTGTGGGCTGCGGTAAACAGTCATAGCTTCAGGTGCCAAGATAAACGCTGAATCGTCAATAGTTGTGCTAACCATTTGGTGGTCAACGTACAAGTCTAATCCCAAAACGTTTCCACGAATTGAGGTAGGAGTAGATAATCCGCCTGCGTTCATTGGCTGAGCTGCGTTATAAATTGGGCGGCCTGTTGAGTCAGTTGCACCCATTAGCAAGCTCCATTGTGATGGGCCAGCAACATAGTTACGTGCAAAGTAGCTTGTGTTTTTGTAAACGTTAGCTGACTCTGTTGATACGTAGCTGATAATGCCAGCTGATGTAGCTGCTACGGCTGTGCCTTGCACGCCGCCTGCAACGATGTCAGCAATTACTGCAGCATCTGTAGCTAGTGAATATGCGCGCTGTAGTTGGTTAGTCAACTCAGCATAGAAATTAGGGTCTGAGCGCTCTAGCAATTCAACGCTAAGTGTATTCATACCTGAGTACTTCTTTACTGTACCTGAAAGGTACTCAGTAACCATACCTGTGTTTTGTACGGCGCCAGCTTCTGCTTCAACAGTTACAACAGGTGCAACGCCTGACTGGCCGCCATTTGAGGTAACCAAAGAAGGCACGCTAATTGTCATACCTGAATTAGGCAAAACTCCCTGTGATAGGGCATTAATTGTAGGTGTGTCAAAGTTAGTATTAGATACAAACTCTGATAAGTATTGAGTTGGGTTAAATGCAGGGTTAGTTGTAAAAGAATCATCGGCGGCTGTTACGTAGAGCTTTGATTCATCATTACCTAGTGCGGCTTTGATTTTATGCTCTGTGTATGTTGCCATAGATGTAATTGGTGTACGCACACGCTGTGAATTAAGCGCGCTTGGTAGGATGATTTTACGAGCTGCCTCTACTACAGGTGCAGCCTGCTCTGTGGCATCTACTGCCTCAGGTGCGGTTTGGTCAGGGGCTGTAGTCACAGCGGCCTCACTTTCTGTTTCGGTTTCGGTTTCGGTTGTTGTTGTGTTTATTACGGTGTTAGTTGTCGTAATTTTTGTGCTTGTTGTTTCTGCCGCATCTAGTGGCATATTGCTTTCTTGCGCACTAATTTTTTGCACCGCAGCGCTGGCAAAAGCCGCGCTCTCAACAAGTGACACTTCGCGTAAAGTGGCAGCGGTGACCAGGAGGTAATCTTTTTGGGGCTTTGATGCTGTAACTTCAACACCAACGGATAAGCCGTCCATAAGTTGTTCCTGGGCTAGCAAAATTGCATCTGAGCCGCGTGATGATGCGCTCACTTTAAAGCTGGCATACAAACCATCTTTAGCTGAGGTAATACTCTGCATACGGCCTACAGGTTTTGAGTTATCGTGTGACATTAAAAGCTTTACGCGGCTAGGTTCAGGTGCGCTAATTGAACCCTCAGCAAAAACTACTTTGCCAGCGCTTGTGTAGCCAATTTCACCGTATGGTGCAATTTTGCCTGAGATAGTACGGCGCTCACCGCTATCTACTGCCTCGATATTGCCACTAAAGGTTAATATCATTAGTGCCGTTCCCTTCATTAAGGCCCATTGGGCTTAGCTGTTCCATACTCTGAGCTTGCTGTAAATCTATTAAACCTAAGTTAAGCATTTTTTCTATTGCATCTAAACGCGCTGCAGTATCGGCACGTAAGAAAGTTTCATCTAATGCAAAGCGCACTACGTTACCGTGAGCAGTAATATCATCCATAGATAAACGATTTTCAATAGCGCTAATAAACGGCTGCAAAGAGTAAGCAACAAACTCTTTACGGCCATCCAAAATATTTTGGTATGTCATTGAGTTATTCATATCTGCACTTATGTAATATGCAGGTACGTTCATTAAACGTGCTATCTGTGTAGCTAGATATTGGCTAGCCTCGTTATACATCATATCTTTAGGGCTAAAGCCAATATTTTGCACATCCAAAGTGCTAGTAAGAAATGCAGTTGACCTGCTAGCTCTAGCAGCTTTCCACGCAGCTAAAATGCCGCTTACTTGTGCCTCAGGTAAATCTGCACCATTATTTTTAATTACAGTAGTAGCCATTGGTGTAGCAGCTGCAACACTTGCTGCTTTTTCAATATCCAAAGCCGCTTGAATTGTACGAGCGCCTGTTTCTAATACGCCAGGTAACAAAGACTGAAAAGTAACAAGTGAACCAATACCCGACATCGGAGCGCGTACACCGTTTACGCTGTAATACTGAACCTCATCGCCAGTTTCATTAGTTGTAACTGTTATGCGAGTATTAGCAACCCACTCAAAGCCACTAGGGCGCCCATCATCGGCATACAAACTTGTAACACGCCAGTAGGCCACAGAATAAAATAACAAGCTATCCACGGTCATAGCTATCATTACACTACGTGGCATACGTATATCAGGTTGGTCTAACCAAAGAGGAGATTCTAATTCCACGCCTGTAGATTTTTTGTATAACTCTAAATCTATACTAGAGATTACGCCTGCAATTAAATTACGGCAACGTGCAACAGCTGGCACTTGTAATGCTACGTATCTATCCATAAATGGAGCGCCAGTACCGGCGCCATACAAACCACCAAAGCTATAAACACCTGCGCCGTAACCTTGTGATAAAACGGCAGGTGCTAACTGCGCAGTAACATCTTTTTTAGATATGCCTAGAGTCTGCAGTAATCCCATACCCTAATAATGGCCTAAATATTGCTTTTGTGTTGCTAAAAGCGCCTCGGCGTGTCTAAAGGTAAACTTTAGGCTCTGAAATTGGTTTATCAAGATGTAAGGCCAGCATCGCCATACCGATAACAGCTGCCACAGAGCCACTAGATTTTTTACGCACCACTCTCCAGGCTGAATCGTTACTTTTGGCCGCTACGGAGTCCATAGCCTCATTGAGAGCCGGCTGGTCACCGTGTACAACTCGGCGGTTGTCTATTGCATCCTTGAAAATAGAACAGGCATTGTAAAACTGCGTACCGCTGCAATCCTCGACTTTTACTCCGGCATTATGGAGCCTGTCGGCAATATGCTGGCCTGTAAACTTGTCAAACAGTACAAGCTTAGGCAACCAATCATCACAATAGGCTTTTATGTCAGCTGCTATTTTTAATTGGTCAATAGCTCGGTCAGATTCCCACGTTTTAACAAGGCTAAGGCCGATACGTCCATCCGGCAATACGGCCCCAGCTACAAGTGATGCGTGGCGCCCTGCGTGTGGCTCAATATCAAAGGCAAACATTGTGTACATACCTGGCGCCATAACGAGAGACGTATCCGCGCACTCTTCCCAGCTTCCCGGTGTCCAGGGGCTCGTGTCGGTGCCAATCCACTTGCACAATGTTTCAGTCATCACAGCTGCGTGTGTTGAGGTAGCGATAATCTCTTCTATAGCCTCTTCACTTATTAAAGTGCCTAAAGATGGATTAGCCATAGCCCAGTTAGCCCTATCCCATATGTCGCAGTTATCCGGGGCGCTGTACTCGTAGTAACCAACTGACTTGGGCGGCTTACCAAGCGAGCGCTCGCGCATTTCATTGAGTACGTGGCTCTCTTTATGGCCGGCGTTGCTAGTATAAAAGCGCTGGCTATTAGGACGTGTAAGCGTGGTTGACTTTACGGCATCTAGGGCCTCTACTCCGCACTCGCGTAACTCATCTACCCAAACGCAATCGGCGGATAATCCACGCGCTGAGTCTGTCGTTGCAGCTACAACTTTTACCTCAGCCCCATTTTCTAGGATTATGCGCTCATTACCGTTAGTGCGCTTATAAGCTTTGTCTATATTGCCACCTTTTACCTGAGCTAGTAGGTGTGGCGTACGCTCAATGATGCCTGCCATTATCTCTAATGACTTAGAGGCCATCTGCCGCTGAGAGGACATAATTAGGATATTGCGCTCACCAAAGCAAAATAAGCCGGCTAATACGCGCATACGCATCATATGAGACTTACCGGACTGCCGGGCGCAAACAAACAGGGCAGACTTTTTTATAAACATATTTTCTTCATCTACAGCGCACATATCTGTAAGGATTAGTTTTTGCCACTCTAGTAATGGCTGGCCAATAGCCTCACCTAGCGCAACTATCTCATCTACGCGAGATTTGGTATTAAGCCAGGGCGTGTTAAGCCGTGGATGAGTTGCCCCTCGTAAGGGCTGTTTTGTTTCGGTTAGCATTTGTCTAGCCTTGCTGTAATCCGCGTGTCATCGGGCCTATGTGAACCGTTTCAACCATTTTTGGGGAAAAAGAGGACGA